GATGGAAATTCTTTTGGCAATTTATCTACAGAATGTGCTGCGGCACTATAATCGTCTACAATAACAATTTCAAAATTTTTAGAGAGGCTTTTTTCAAAAGTCGTTAGGGTATACCGCAATTGCGGTAATCGATTATAGTAGGCCATCACTATTGATATCATGATAATTCTAATTCCGCCATTACATATTTGGTTCTTCGATTGAAAGTATTAATAATTTTTACACCTTCTTCAGCTTCGGGGTTGCCTGTTTTTTTATACATGACTCGTAAATCCATCACAATGCGTGTTCCTGGATGAGAATGTTTTAAAATTAAATCTCGATAGGTGTTCACCGGATAATGAAATCCGCAAGATACCCATGAAGTAATTAAATCAAATTTAACATCTGTTGGAATATTGATATTATTACAATCAATTAGATGATAATTCTTAGTACCTAATTTTTTTAATTCTATATCTAAATTTTCTAAAGGATGATAAAATAAAAAGTCATCAACATTTGTGTGATATTTTCCAGTCATTGCCAGAAGAGATTTAGATTCATTATCTCGAGTATCGCCGTCTAACAACCATAATTCAGAGTTGTATTTCTCATTGAACAATCTAGATTCCCAAGCGAGTCCGCATCCAATGTCTAAAATTTTCAATGGAGGTGTAGTTAAGTGCTTGTCTAATATTTCAAAGTTTTCAATTTTGTATTGTTGATATGCTTCTGTATCCCAAAGACCGCCATCGCCGATCCATTTTTTTGGTTCTCTTTTTTCTTCTGTCATTTAGAATATCCCACAGTTTCTCTTGCAATATCATCGTGGTCAAATTCAGCCCAATATAATTCAAAGGCAACACAATCAGTAACTGCTTCAAACTGATGATATTCGCCTGGAGCAACTTTGGTATACTGTCCAGGCTTTAATAGTGTTTCGTCAACTAGATCATAATTATTCTTCCATACACGAATAATCATTTCTCCTTGTTCAACAAAAAATCCATTCCATTTAAATTTGTGTTTGTGTTTTGAACATACACCGCCTGCACGAGCTTCAATGCGATGAAATTCTAATACACCGTTTGCTTCAAGGAGTTCTGTTTGACCCCATACTTTTCCTGCTTTCATTTTTTATACTCCGGATTGATGAATAAGTGATTATTTTTTAAAATAAATTCTTTATGTTTCGATTTGTAGTGAGCAGTATAATGTGACTTGCCCATATTATATAATTTGTATGCTCTAGTTTCAAGGCACATACCGTTGTGTGTTATCTGTTGGTTTTCACCTGGGCTACCGGCTGTAAGATAAACTTTGCCCCATGCTTCGGTATCGCCGTCCCAGTGTTTAAGACTGCCAAACTCTGCTACTGCTTCCTCAAAGATCGGTGCTGCCGACTTTTTTGCCAATCGCCAAGTTGGTAAAAATCTCTTTTCCGAAGGAGCCACAATAAGGGCTGCATCTACACCTTGCTCTAATAACGGAAACGGATTTCTTAGTCGAACATCGGCTTCTGTGAACCAATACTGTTCGTGGGCCTCTGCTTGATTTTTTAAAAATTCAGTAAAACACACTTCTCGGTTATAGATTATTTCATCCGGATTTCCTGGATAAAAAAAGTTTAAATCTCCATAGCCCGGAAAACCATCTAGGGTTAAATGTATTAATTCTATACCATACGAGTTGAGATTTTCTTTTAAACCAATAATTAGGTCTTTGTATGAAAAATGACTAAATCTAGTTTGAAAGCCGATGGTGTAAGTCCTTGGCGTATTTGCTCGAGGCGCATCGGCATGATAGATTACTGCTTTCATATAGTTCCCGTTAATAACACATTACTTATCAAATTACTTTATCTAGCTGTAAAATTTCACTCTGTCGGCTAACTTCTTTGACAAAATATGCACAAGGAGGATTATAATCGTCGTGTAATGGAACTGTCAATAGTTGTCCGTTTTTCATTTTTGGAAAATACCATTTTACATCTTGGTAGATATTTACAATTTCAATAGTCATAAATTCACATCTAAATCCCTTAATTGGATTAAACACAAATGCATCAAATCCTCGCTCGTTAAGGCTTGTTAGTGGTAGTACTTCAGGATCAAGTCCCGAGTCTCTATCTCCTACAACCAAACACCAATCAAGAGGCATTTGAACTTCATACCCCCCAATACGTAACAATATTGCAGGACTGTTAAATGACTCTAAAAATATTAAGGGCATAAAGAAAAAATCGGGATCGTTGGCGTTACTGTTATCTAATACACTAAATCTAGTATCTTCGTCAACCTCCTCCGGAAGTTCATTTAGATCAAATGATCTGTTGTTCAATGTTAAAATTTTCATATAGTTACCTTGGTTACCGTGAAAGGATATTTTGCATCCTTGTAATACTTTTTACGTTCTGTTAAATGTCGTTTGCTGTACTTACAGGCAGATGTAATGTCCCAGATCATCACATGGTCTTTGTCTTCTGCTTTTCTAATACCTCGCCCAATTGATTGTATAACACGGACAAAGCTCTTTCCGGGCTCCAGAAGAACCAGATTAAAAATACGAGGAATATTAATACCCACAGCGGCCACACCGTAAGTCGCCACAATAATCTTGCCATCGCTCGTTTTAATCTCATCATATTCTTCTTTCCTCTCGTCTAGTTTCATGCCACCACTGACGAATACTGCTTCAGGTATACGCTCAATTAACTTTTTACCTGTATCAATTCGATTAATTAAAACTAGTGTATTTCCGCTTAGTGATAGATCTTTGATTTTATTTGCCATCCAAGTTAATCGACTATCGTCTGTAACTAGGAATGTATATTCTTCTGCAAAACTTCTAAATACTTCAATTTCATTTGTCTGCAATATATTAATGTTTAGTTGTGCAAGTACACCTTTTTCCTGTAGGTCATGTGCTGATACTTGATTGATAACTGGACCTATGCTGGCAAGTATACCTTGAAATTCCCACTGTTCTTTAGGCACAGTTCCAGTAAGTCCCCAACGTATGGCGCAGTGATTGAAATTTTGTGTTAACAATTTGGTAAGAACTTCTGCTTTTGCCTGGTGGACTTCGTCGACAATTATGGCACAGACTCCTGCACAGAATTCTGCCAGCGACAACGTGTCATTGTCGTAGCTTTTCTTATCTAATACATTGAGACTTTGCCAGGTACAGATAGTATGTGTGCGATTTAATTCTTTTCTATCACCAAAGTAAACTCCAACATCAAGACCCAAGTTCTTATAATCTTCTTCGGTCTGTACTACAAGACTTTTATTAGGAACAATTACCATTGTTCGGCCGTACGGCTCACACAAATGACTGAGTGTAGCAGTAGTAATAGTTTTGCCTGCACCAGTGGCAACTTCTTGCAATGCCTGAGGATTTTCTAAAAATTTATTAACTACATCAAATTGATAATCTCGTAGTATAATAGGAGCTCCAGCATTAGGATGTCCTTTAGGCCAAGTCTTTCCTTGGTCTGCCCAATAATTTTCGTTTACTTTTTCAAAGCTAAAGTTTTGAGTTTTTCTTAGATCTTCAATTAATATATCGTAGCCACTGTCTTCAACTATGGGTAGGATAACATCTAGATGTGCTAGGTACCCGTTTCCTCCTATACCAAAATAGGTTTTAGTTCCGTCCCATCGACCTAATTTATAAGCGGGCATATGTCTAGCATAGGGGAGATCAAATTTTAACTTGTTGACAATTTTTCGACGTGTTTCTACAGCAAGCCCTTCGACTCGAATATTCACTTCGTCCTTGATAATCAGTTTACAGGTCGACAATATTAATTTCCTTTTGCAATGACGGCTTTATATTCCCCACATAAAACACACAGGGATGTGATCTAATCCATTCTCGAACAGAAACCACAGTGTCCGGATATAAGTTATTTGTAACTATTATTTTAACAGATATATTATTTTTAAACAACCATTTAGCAGGTTTATGGTTAAAAATAAAAATTTTACCTTCCTGTACTTTTCCTCCCAGATCGTTTTCTTTTATCCATCCGTTTAATTGAGAGTCAGATTGTGAACTGTCACGAAAGCATACTTTGATGTCACTGCGGGGAATTCCAAATAAATCTGAATGTCTAACAAAATTCTGTAGATATTCTAAACTGTCTACAGTTCGATCAACAAGAACACAGACATTACCTGATACTGATTTATAAATTTCAAAAAAGTTTGAAAGATTTTGAATCCAAAAAATATTATTTTTGCTTTTACTGATTTTTTCTAACAGAGTTACTGATTGTTTTTCTGTATGCAAGGGATATTTCATACAACTAGCCAAAAACAAATCGTGTTCTAATGCGCCTTGTTTATTATCATTCCAATAGCTTTCAGCATCAGTATCGGCATTGACAAGATATACCTGACCGTCTATTTCTATACTGTATTTTTCTATTTCAGACTGACGATTCCAAATTTCTTCAACTTCACTCACAACATCTTGAAAAGATTTATCTATTTCAAAATTATTCTTTAGTGCAAATTCATTTAGAGCAATAAGATTTACAGTGTGTAACAGGATTTTTTTTATTTTTCTATCTGAATCCCATCGAACTAACGGATCTTTCTTGACTATCTCATTTTCAAACGAGTCTTTGAGTTGATACGGAAACTTGCAACATACCCAGGCTATGCTTTCTTCGTCTATTTCTACAAATATTTTTTTAGATAGATCTAATACTCTAAATGTATTCTTCCAGACTGGATTTTTTAATTGATTACTGCAATCAATTCCTTGAGCTAAAATTTGAACTTTGTATTTTGTTAAAATTTTTAAAAGAAAACTTGCTTGATTTTCAGTAAACTGTTGATTGTTTCGAATAACATTGTAAAAGCTGGCTATTGCAGATTGATCAGATGATTGAACCAGCATGACTCCAGACGACATTAGAGAATAGAAAGCTAGAAAAATATCTTCGACAAATGACAATTTTGACATAGTTACAGTTTAACATCTGTTGAAATAAAAATCAACTGATTTTGTCTCTAAGTCGGTCTATTGGAAGACCCGATGCTATTTCGTCTATGGTCCATTCGGTGTGGCACAATTTAAGGAACCACTGATCTCTGTTAGGCAATTTTATACTTTCAATAGACGAAATCTTACCAGACATTTCGTATGCTAAACTTGATCGATCACAAATAATAGGCGTGCCGGCTATAGCCGCCTGCACTGCTGGGCCACTGTTGTAGTTAACTACACAATGAAAATTGTAGTCGATGTCAAAACTATCATATGTTCCAGGTATTTGCTTTGGTATTTCAACTTGAGCTCCTATTATGGGTTTTCTTATAGGATTTCTTGGATGCGGTCTAACAACTATTGACCTGTCAGTGTGTAATTTTAAATTGGCAATGGTAGTATTGGCCCATTGTTCTATTTCTGGTTGCCCTTGCCATTGTAAACTTTGTTGGTGTTGTAATGCAATTAAAATTTCAGGTCTTGGATTTACACTTATTGGTTGCAACCTAACGTTTAATTTATCTATTCGGCCAATATCTAAATTTTCAAAATTAAAAATACCATTGGCGTTGATATTGTTTACAGATATTTTCCAGGTTTGTCCCCTAATCAGTGTTCCTACTTCAATTATTATTACAGGCCTGCCAAACTCTTTGGCTTTGTTGTAGACCCATTGATTTTTTGCCATCCGACCCTGCCATAACACTGACCAAATCACTGATATGTCTTCGTTATTATCAACAATTTTAAAACCGCAAGCAGTAGCGCCTTTTTCAAACGCATCAAACACCGGAGTACTGTTTAGGGCACCGTACTCTCTATAAATTTTTAGGTTCATGTTTTCAAATAAATATATGTATATTTAATCATAACAGAATGTCTAAATTTATAAAACGTCTAAGAAAATCAGGAACCAGCAATCTCACAAACATAATAGTGTTAGGTACTGCATTTGGAAATTTATCAACACTTTTAGAGGTTTGTAATAATGTATTTTCTTTAAATTCTGTTGACAGTGGGATTAGGTCAAGAAATTTAATTTATAGAGAAAATTTTAATGACACTCAACTTTATCCAGAAATACAGACAGTCTTTGTGGATAGAAAACACATATATGAACTTGCTCATCTTAAACAAATCCTTGTAAGATTCTCACCGTCTATTCTAATTGAAGGTGAAAATTTCTTATCTAAGGAAGAACGACTGACCATCGGATCAATTGGTTATAATTTAATTGACATTAGTAAAGGAATACAAACTTGGAAAATTCAATCTTGAAAATTGCAGTAGTAACTACGTTTCATCAAGACGGATACAGTAAGTACGGTCAAAAAATGATCGAAACTTTTATAAAAAATTGGCCTCAAGAAGTCACACTGTATGCTTATTCTGAAAACTGCACAGTAAAAGAATCTGCATCTAATCTTGTAGTTAGAGATCTGCATCAGGCTAGTGCTACATTAGTTGCATTTAAAGAAAAGTGGAAAAATGTTCCAAAGGCTAATGGAGATGTTAGCGCAGATCCTGTAAGAAGCAAACGTAAAGATGCTGGTAAGGGGTTTAAATGGCATGCTGTACGATTTGCTCACAAAGTCTATGCAATTTTTCATTGTGCCCAACACACTGACGCAGATATATTAATTTGGATGGATGCAGATACCATTTGTCACAGTCCCATCACAATGCATGAGTTATATAAGATGATTCCAATGGATCAAGATCTTTGTTATCTTGGAAGAAAAGGAAAATATTCAGAATGCGGCCTATATTCAATGAATTTAAAATCAGAACAAACAAAAATGTTTCTAATGGAGTTTCAAAGAATGTACGATAAAGCCGAAGCAGGTATTTTTACATTAGAAGAATGGCACGACAGTTATGTGTTTGATGCAGTCAAGGACAGAATGCCATTTCTAAAGAAATTAGATTGGGCTGCTCATCTACACGACCTACGACCTATACTGGGAGCAAGTTCTGGTGAAGGACATCCATTGATTAACAGTCAATGGGGAGCCTGGTTGGATCATTTAAAAGGCGGTAGAAAGAAACTTGGCCGAAGTAAACGTGAAGATCTCAAAGTGCAACGAACTGAAGCTTATTGGCTCTAGACATATTTCTTAAAAAATTGCCAGGCTTCACCTGATCTTAGCTCATCAAAATTCCAATGGCTCATACTGATTTTTTCAATCCATTCTTGCCTCTCAGGCATAACCGGATTTTCTATAGTACTTAAATCAGTATTAGCCACAGCGTATGTCTGACTATGCTCAGGACTAGGATCAGTTATAAAAGTTGGTATTCCTTCAATAATACTGGCAACACTAGGGGAACTATTATAAACAACTGTTGCCCAGGCGCCTTGCAGATCATCTATCAATTTTTCGTTTGTGCTTAGATGTGTATTTTTGTGATTTACAGCCAATACTGACTTAATTTTTTTATCTCCGGGATGTGCTCTTACAATTATAGGACGATTGGGTGAAAATTGTCTAATTTTGTTGATGGTAGCATTCATCCAATCGATCACACTGAGTCCTTTCATAGACCATCCACCGTTTCGTTGAAGACATATTAAAATATGCCGACCCTGTGTTCGATATGGTTTTAAAGAAATATTGAGATTCTGACTTATTTTTTGCCATCGAGCAGGATCAACATCTTTATCAAAATAAAATCCAGTAGTTGGAAACACTCCGTCAAAACTAAATCTAAGATATGTTTTTTTATTTTTAGGATCTGCATAGAGAAATAAATTACTGTCTACGATTAGACTACGTTTTTTATTATTTTTTTGTGCAGTTATTGCCTGCTGTCGAAGTAATAGATGCGGAGAATTTTTTCCAAGCAAATGCACAAAACCCTGAATAAGAGCAACATCGCAGGGTATAACAGATAGATCTTTGTGTGCAATAGCAATATCGCCAGATGCGGTAACTCCGTGACAAAAATTATCTAATATTGCAGGTTTTTCTAAATTGTTGTTATTGGGAGGAATTCCGGCATAATAGGCCACAGCAGTTATTTTAGACACCGTGACACTCCCTAACAATGGATAATGCAGTACCATCCATTAATTCTTCATAGGTAAATTGGCAATAGCTGAGCCATGCTAGCCAGTCTCCCAACGGGCCATAATATAAATTATTAATTTCTGATAATTTATTTCTAGTCACAGTATTGCTCACGTGTTTATCAAGAGTAATAGCCGGTATTCCGGCCCAGATAGATTCTACTGCACTATTTGAATTAATACTAACTGTACAATAATAATCACCATTAAGCAGAGTTTGGTATAGACTAGTTCGTGATTTTTTGTTTATTTTTGATCTAATCTCAATTGGTCTGTCTGTATATTTTCTTAATTCATTGCAAACTTGTTCAGTCCAAACTGTTGTGTCGACACGCATGATACCAGCAGCAAATGGTCCAGGTTCTATAATCAAGATTGTTCCGCCATCTTTACGCCAATGTGTTGGAAATGTTGTAAAATTTTTTAATCTATCCACCGGGGCTGTAAACTGTGAATTAAAATGTAGATGATTTCTTGTGAGTCGGTGCCATTTTTTGTTAGGTTCAACAAAATTAGTATAACCGCTGTCTATAAACCAAAAAGGAAGATTATTGTCAATTTTTTCAATAAGGATATTTTCATTTCCTACAGTATTTCTTAATAGACAATCTTCATTGGGGTCAGTAAAATTATTTCGTCTAATCAACGTTGCTGTTGGATCAATCTGAAGGCCTACTGTTTTTATAAAATCTTGTTTAGGGTGTACCGTATAGCAATCTAAAATTGTTTGTTCTTCCAACCTATCAATAATTAATTCTATATGCTGATAGATATTATTATAAAAATGTTTCTTGTGATTGTCGACATGCTGATTTACATTATCTACCCATTCAGCAAGATCTTTACGAACTCCTTGTTGAATTTTTTGTTTGATTTTATCTTTATGTTTGCTTAAAAGAAACTTAGGTTTATTTTTTGTTTCTATAACATACTCTATTGCTCCAGCGGTATGTCGTTGATTCATTTGTATAGATCTACACGAATCTAATGCATTCACTATCCGAATTAAAAACCTAGCAATTTCTTTGTCGTTAAGTAACAGTTTCATTATTCAATAATCTCCAGGCAGTACCGTTAAGAATCTCTTCTTGCGTAAATTGTCCGTATGATATAGTACGACAATGATTAATGATTGTGTCTAAATCTGGTTTAAATGGTGTTGATAATTTTGATAAATCGTTACCGGCTAACGGGCTTGCAGCACACGGTACTGACACAAATGCCGGTATTCCATATAGCACTGATTCTAATGCTGCAATACTGTTTAAGGTCACTGTGGCATATACTCCGGAGTCAAATGCATCGTATATAGAATATTCTAAATTTCTATAACTACGAGATCCTTTTTCTCTAATCTCTATGGGAAGATCCGAGTATTTTTTTATGTTACTTACTGTTTCTGCAATCCAGGTTTCGCAGTCAATGTCATAATATCTAGAAGCTTTTGGATTAGGCAAGACTAATAATATTTTTTTGTTGTAATTTTTCCAACCAGTCCATTGCAGCCTTGGATCTTGTTTTACAAGAGCATTCCATCTATCTAACGGTCGGTCGATGGTTGTACAATGCTGTACATTATTTTTTACTATGCGATGCCATATTTTTTTTCCGGAATTGTTTCCTACACTAGGAAAATTTCCAAAATATCCTGTATCAATGTAATAAAAATCTCTATGATTCTGCATACAATTTAACATATGATCTTTTTTTACAATCCCTCTAACCACGTAAGGTTTTGAAAGATCATTGATATCGCCGGTACATTTATGCTTTGATCCCTGTATTAGAGATTCTTCTAAACTTAATTCTTTTACCATAGTTCTTCCAACATTTGTTTGGCCTTACCTGATCTAATTTCATTAAGATGAAACTGTCCGTAGGCAAGATGACACGCCCATGAATAAATTTTATCTTGATCGGGATAATAAGGTGTTTCTATTTTAGTTAAATCTTGACTTGTAACAGGAAATGCAGCATTGCTAGGTGCAAGTGTAAATGCAGGAATTCCATACATCACAGCCTCAGTAGCTGCTACTGAATTATATGTTACTAGTGCAAATACATCATCGTCTAGTGCTTGATGTAATGTGTTAGACACAGTTCTGTCAATTCGATTAGCTGCACGATTTCTTATTTCTATAGGACGATCTGTATGTTTTCTAATCGTATCTACAACATTGTTTGTCCATTCTTCTAGATTGATATTATAAAATTTACAAGGCTTTTCATCTGGTTTGGCTATTAAAATTTTTCGACCTTGTTTTTTCCAAGGGTGTAATTTTTTCCCAAATACTTGCCATCTATCATCTGGTCGAGAGATTATGTCGTGATGCTGTAAATTATTTTTTACAATTCGATGCCAGTATTTCCAACCATTAGGATTACTTTCATTAATTTCATTTCCAAAATATCCAGTATCCATATAAAGAAAATCTCTTTTATCTTTCCAGCATTGATATATTATTTTCTTTTTAAGAATACCCCTTAAGATTATAGTGTCTGAACTATCTTCATACTTGAAATCTTTAGTATTTGTAATTCTGCCGCCGCAACCTTGAGCAAATTGCAAAATATACGGGTCTTCTCCGTCTTTGCTAAGAAATATCATTGTAACATCTCGCGTAGATTTTGTTTCCATACCTCGTGATACTCACACTGCCGATATTCTTTAAACCAAGGTCCACCTTCGGTATAATGTATAGCCTTAGGTGTTCCGTCTTGTGGTTCTCGATACCATCCGGCTAACCAATTCCACTCGGGATCCAAGTTTCCTATTTCTGCATCGTCTAGCCATTGGAATCTATGAAGGTATTGTCCTGTTTGTGAATTCACTAGGTCTGGAGTAACCTGTTGATTAGAAGCATGGCCGCAGTTCCATAAAATCATCGAGCTCCAGTTTTTTCTAGGATATGGCAACTGTTTACAGCCGTCCATTTTTATACCTTCTTTAGGAGTATAATCGTGTTTAACCACCATTACAGCATATCTATTATCGGCCTGATCAAAAAGTTTTTTAACATCGTCTACAAAAACAAAATCACAGTCCGCAAACACAGCCCATCCTTGATATCCTGCAAGATAAGGTACTAAAAATCTTGTAAAAGTAAACTCGGTTGAACTTAATGTATCTACTTCTCTAGTATAAATTCCTGTACTGCGAAGTTCACTCTGTTTTAATGGCACTACTTCTGCTTGAGGCTGATGTTTGTGTATGCTGTGTTCACACACTTGATAGGCAACATCTTCTCTAATATCATATCCAATGAATATTTTCATTTTCTTTCTATGTCCTCTTCGATGCATTGCTCACCGTATTGTATCTCAACTACTCGAACAGGTTCTTGATTGGGATTAGTTAACTGATGCCACTCATTTGTAGTAATACAATATTCATCGTGTTTGTTTAGTATTACAGGAGGTAGATCGTAATCTTCGTGCCAACGATTTACTATGGCAGCTCCTTCGCTAACTAACCAATATTCTGATCTGTATTGGTGTCGTTGCATACTTAGACTTTTTCCTGGTTCGACTGTTAGTTCTTTAACTTTTACCCCAGGCACTTCGTGTAGAATACGATAGTAACCCCAGGGGCGTTCTGTTTTAGGTGCTTTCCATTCTTGTAAGATCCACGAGCTAGAATTAGCTTTGTTAAATCCGCCAACCCCAAATACAAATTGTAGATTGTCGTCGACAATATCCATTTCTGGAATATTGTCATTCGTTCTATCTCCACCATTAGCAAAGATTATTTGAGCAGATGGGTGTATAGCTCTCACTTTTCTAATAGCATCCTTGGCGCTGTTATCACTGTCGTCAAAGTTGATAACTCTATCAACATCATGTAGTGCTGAGATGATAGTAGCTCGTTCTTGCCAAGGCATAAATTCTTGCCCTTTCTTTCTGCGTAACCAATCATCAGAGTTAACTCCGACAATTAACGAATCGCCTAGTTCTCTAGCTGCTTTGATATAGGCGATGTGCCCAGAATGAAGGGGGTCGAAACCCCCTGTGATTAGTACAATACGTTTCATACAGATATTTATCTGCGTATATTATACAGTATTTAAAGACTGGCGTCTTCTAATCCTGATACTCGTAGTTTAACAATATTGCTTAGATGCCATTGTTTTTGATCAAGTGCTTTGATAATGCCCAGCCACTTGTTACGCAGTAGGGCAAAGTCGTTGATGATCTTTTCAAAGTCTACAACGTCGGCTTCACCTTCTACGAATTTTTCACAGTCTCTAGAAGATAAAGCTCGTTGATAACTTTCAAGATATTTACGAAAGTGTTGACTACGAAGTCTTCGGAGTTCAATGTTTAAGTACTCAAGGATACCTTCAATTTCTTGAAGTTGATTAAAGCGTTCTTCTACAATACCAGGCATTTGCGAACTTGCCTTCTCAATGTTTCCTGCTATGCGTACATCTTGTTTTGCTTCAATTAACTCAGCTTCATAATAGGCCACAGCATTGGGAATGTTGCTTATATCTTTACTAACCTTGTCATACCAATTCATTTAATCCTCATCTTCGTAGGTGTCATCTTCCTCAATTTCTTCGCCGTCAGTTGCATATTCAATTGCAGTATCTAGATAACCGTCAACACCTAATAGGCTTGTAAGGGTTGATTCTTTGATACCGTAATCTAATAGTGTGTTAACAAAATCGGCAGCTACATCTTTTCTATGTTTCTCTGGGATGTGCTCAATAACCAACGTCCATATATCTGCAATTAAGTCGTCTTTCATTCGGTGACCTCCAAGTCTGATTCAACTGTAGTAGTTATCTCAGAAATGGAAATTTCACCGTATTTAGAAATGTCTGCCATTGCAATGTCTAGGCCAGTCTTCTCATTCTTTTCCCAAGCCTTGCGGAACTGTTTGATAATCTCGCCGTCCTTAGTAGTGTAGACAAGACTGTTTCCTTCTTTTTTAAGCAACCCTTTGGCTTCAAACAAGTCGACTAATCCACTATATGGACTCATACCCGTTTCATAAGGAATCTCAACCTGTACACTTTCAAACGGCTTGGCATAACGTGTTTTCATAATCTTACAGGCTGCACGAATACCTTGAACAGTTGTAGTCTTATTGCCGTCTGCATCGAGTTTCAATTTTAATTTACGCATAGCGACAACAATTGAACTTGCATAGATAAAGCCTTGGCCGCCACTAATTTTATCATCTGGATCAAACATATCCTGCGAAGCGTATGTGTGATTAGTTGCAACAAGACCAATACCCAATGAGCCAAACATATTAACACAATTACGAACAAGTGCTGTCAGTGCCTTAGGCTTACGACCCATATCACCTTTTAAATCACCTGCCTGAAACTGATTAACGTCTGTAGGAGTTAGCAACATACCAAGACTGTCAATAATGAACAATATTTTAGGACGCTCATCTTCAGGCATTGTTTTATATTCTGCAACAAACTCTGTAATAGTTTTTGCTACATCGTCAATCATGGCCATATTAAGTTTCAACAACTTGTCTGGACTTGTATCAACATCAAGAGCATGTAACCATTTTTCGTCGAGCGCATTTTCTGTATCGATTAAGATTGGAAAAATACCTGCTCGTTGTGCATTTGCTACTAGGTTTCCTGAACAGATAAAACTTTTACCTGCGCCACTTTCGCCAGCAAACACAGTGACCTTGCCTAACGGAATACCTTTCTGAAAGTCTCCGCTGATAAGATAGTTTAATGCGTAGTTGTTTGTGCTGACCCAATCTGTTGGGTCGTTAAAGCCAATACTCAAACCGTCAATAGATTTAGTAATTGACTTTCTAAATTTAGAAATATCAAATGCTTTTGCCATATTAATTGTCCAAGTCCATTGCGTTGTACTCTTTTATTAACGCAATCAATTCTTCTTCTGTGTTGCAGACTGTTTTAGAGGTCTTCCACTCTTCTTTTTTATCTCGTCCACCAATTTCAACCATCCAAGCATTATCATAACGATTGATAGTGATTGATTCATTTACTTTTGTTAATTTAGTTAGTTTTGCCATTATTATTTTCCTAGAAATGAAAGAGAGTGCGAGATTGCCTCGCACTCTATGTTTAGCTTAATTACTTCTGACGATTGCGAATCATGGCAAGAATATCTTGCGCACGACTAGCACCATCAGATGATGCCGGAGCTGCCGCTGGTGCAGCCTTAGCTACCGGAGCAGACTCTTCATCAAAATCTTCACTGGCTTTAGCAGCCGGTGTTGATGTATTAGCTGTTGCACGATGGGGATCACCTGTTGCGGCTCCCATACCTGCTGGTTTGAAGTATTGACCCCAACGATCCATATCGTAGGCTTCGCCATCAACTGATGCTTCAAACATTTCTTTCATTACCTTGAGTTCTATATCAGTAGGTTTCTTAGGTAGGAAATCGCTCAAATTAAACAAGCCGTGAGCTTCAATGGCTGTTGCTTCAACTTCCGTTAAAGAACGTTCACGACGGCTCCACTTAGAAGTAGAGTAGTCAGCAAAACCACCTTTTGATGTCTTAGCAATACGGAAGTCTACACCCTTGAGGTAGTCAGTTGGCAATTCTTCCAACTCTGGATCCATCAATGCTGAACGGATAATTTGATAGATTTGAGGACCAATGATAAATCTACGGATTGGATTCTCAGGTTGCTTATCTTCCTTGATAGGATCTTCAACAACGAAACCTTGGAAGATGTATGAACGCTTCTTCCAGTACTTACGACCCATTTCCTCAAGACTCTTGTCTTTGAACCAACCACGTACTTCTGTCAGGATTGGGCAAGCTGTACCGTCATTGTACATTTCAACGCAAGGAACTTGCACTTGAACTGGACGACTGTCTGTTTCACCTTTGATGCCTGCAAACGGCAATTTGATCATTGCACGTTCTACCCAGAAAAATGTATTGGCAGAGTTACCATCAGGCAGTAAACGGATAACCGCTTCCTTGCCTTCTTGCATATTCCAATGTGGGTAAATTGCGTTGTCTCCACCGCCGGTGGATTGTCCTGTAGACTTTGATTGTGCTTCTTGAAGTTTTGCACGAATTTCTGCGAGTGATGCCATTTTAAATGCCTCCTATGTTATGCCTAAAATGTTTTATATGCCTTATGCACATATGTTATTATGCGCTTTTTATTTAG